ACATCATATGAAAAGCATTATATATTAGTTTTTGTTATTTGTCAAGGGCAAATTTAGAATAAATCAAAAGCATCATCTTCAAATGTGCCATCTGGTTTTACGCCATGTTTAGTTGATACGACAAAAGTTTTAGCAGGATTTATCATAATGTTAGAACGTCTCATAAACTTCTGATTCATAAGACATTTTGTTGATTTATGTCCTCTTCCATCTAAAAGAAATTCATGGTCTTCATACATATTACCGTTAAACTCAATATCTAAAAGTATTACAGGACGCTCTATAGGAATTTCAGATGACCAAGACCATTTACCTTGTTCAAACTTCTGCATCCTAACCAATTTATGTGTATAGGTTTTACCAAAAGATTCCCACACAACATTTTTTCCTTTAACTTCCCACTCATCGGCATGTATTATAGCTCTAGCACTATTACCAGTATCAAAGTTGGCAACTATCTCACCCAAACCCTTTAATTCTACTCTCTCAAATCGACCCACTTCTTGTGCAACAGGTATTCTATTTTTTGGATTTGAAAAATAGTCAACAACCTTTTTAACTATATTACTATCAGTTGCTTTTTCAATACCCTCTGTGCCTGGCGAATGATTTACTTCTAGAATATGTGGTGGTTCTGTTTTAGGATTCTTTGATGGAATAAAATCTACGGCAGTCCAAGAACCACCAATAGCTTTTGATGCCAATAAACTATGTTCTCTCTCTAATTCTGTTAAAGGATATGCTTTTACCTCTGCACCTTGAGAAACATTAGATCGAAAATCTCCTTCGACAACACTACGTTTCATTGAACCAATAATTTGATTATTCAAAATTATAACCCGTACATCTCCATCAGTTTTAATATACTCTTGAATTAATAAATCTACATCTTCATTTTGGTTATATAGTAATTGAACCAAAGATTCAATTTGACGTTCTGACTCAATAAACAGAACACCTACACCTTTCGCACCCTCAAGAGTTTTCATTATGATAGGAAATTTACTATCCAATGATTCAAGTGCATCTTTCCAAGTATCCTCATTAGGGATGAGGACTGTTTTGGGTTGTGTCAATCCAAAGTCTTGTAGTTTAAGATATGTCCTATATTTGTCAGATGATATGGAAACTGTCTCTCGACTGTTTACCATACAAACACCAATCTTCTCTAATTGAGTAAGTAGGTCTAGATAACTCTTTTTCAGTCGAACAGAACCTCGCACGATTGCTACAGTGTCTTTATTAATCTCAAATCCATCTTTATCATCGGCGTTGAAAATTTTGTAACCATTATCATAAGTGATAATAGCACCCTCAACTTGAACAACGTAAATATCGTGTCCGACTTTCTTTGCCTCATCAACAAAACGTCTCGCGGTGCGGTGAAGAGGTTTCTTGCCTGGCGATGTTTCAGAAGAAATTACGAGAATGCGATAACTCTCATGTTTATCCTCTGTTATGAAAGACTTAAATTGGTCCATTAGGACTCCCGTTTCTTTCCTATGTTATACTTTGTCTCAAGCGACCAATCAGTTTTCTCTTTATATGAAAGAACCTTTATTTGACTCAGAGGTGCCATCTCTCCCATCTCACCAACAATCTTTACGAGTCCCCAATCTTTGAGTAGGTTTGCAATCGTATTTCTACGTGCGATATCATTCTCGTTTAGATTTGTTTGTTTTCCATCGAGCGCAAACAGTTCCTTGAAGTGCGTTACGAAATAACGACCTTGTTTGTGTAGTATGTGACAGGATTGGTATAGTGTTTTTTCTTTTCTAGATGCAACACCAATGCGGGAAAGTGTCTCACGAACTTTCAGAAAATCATCTGGTTCGCTCAGAGTAACTTCTAACATCTGCTCCTGTGTCCAATTAACTTCTTCCATTTAATCCACCTTTATTTAACTTTTCTTTTATGGTGGCGATCTGTTCATCACTTAGTATATCAAGAGCCTGCTTTGCCTTTTCGTTACTGTAACCATAATACTCTTTAACATACTGTAAGTCTTCAATTTTCTTCGCCTTCAACCAAGGTGTGTAACGTTTCCTTGACCGTATACTATTTATCAAAAAGTCAAACTGTAGTTTCTTATCTACATGTGGTAGTTGGTTGATTTCATTTACCAACATAATGGTGTCTTGAAACGGATAGACGCATTTATTCACAACAAAGGGTGGGTATTTCTTCTCCCACTCCTCATCCTCTGTATCTAAAAGGGTTTCTTTAGTATGATTGATTGCGTTGAGATAATCTTTTAACTCATACATTAATCCCTAAACCCTTCACCTTTACAGAAGTGGTTTAGTCGGTGACGAAATATAACCCAACACAATTCAAAAAAACTATCTGCTGTATACGTTCCACTCTTTACTTTTAATTCATACATGACATTTAAAAACTACGTTAGTTCTTAGCTCGTAGCACTCCCTTGAAACTGGCATTGCCTTATGTGGTAAATGTGCATCGAATATGACCAGACGATTGCCCACATACTCCACCAGTTGACCATCTATTAGTGTTCCACCGTTCCACTCAGGTTTCCAATCTAGTCGAGGATAGAAAATCATGGTGAACTCACCATCATCCACATGTAAATGTGGTTCTATACCGTGAGTATGAGCATTACAGTAGATTCTCTCGTATATCAGTTCCTTACCAACTTTCTTTTTTGCGATGTCAAAAATCCATGTGGCCCAATCAAAACCATTTTCTAGACAATCAAGATCGTCATGACCACAGAGAACGTGCCAATGCTTATTGGGTTGTCCTCTATTAGATTCATAGTCATACTTCCAAGATAGATTTTTCACACTATCTTCGATAAGAATAGCGACATGATTTTCTAATACATCATCAATAACCTCAATCATTTAAACTTTGCCCTTGCCATAATCTCAGTCAGACATGCAACCATGTTTATCTCTGCATCTGCTACAAATGCATTTTTATACTGGTACTCACCCAGAATAACAACAATATGGGGAATACTAGAAGGGTCCATAAAATCGTATAGATTATCGTAAATAATACGAAAAATAGAATCAGGGTCACTGTCAATATTATCAACAACCCATTTTCTAACATTTGTAAACTCCTTGTTCTTCATCATAGACATCAGGTCTTTGATGCTCTTTTCACTTAGATTAACAAGGATACCAGCATCAATCTCACCTGACACAGAATACCGTTGTAACTCATTTAGGATTCTGCGCCAATCAGGAAAGTATTTATTGATTAACTCTGCAACAACTTTCTCATTGTATTTAATCTCATTCTCTTCTAGAATAGAGATTGCACGTTTGAAAAACTGATTAGCAAGACCCGCCTTCTCACTCTTGGGGATGGTAAAGTCTACCACACCACACCGCGAGTGCAAAGGTGCAATCAGTTTGTTCTTGTAGTTGCAAGTAAGGATAAACCCACAGTTATGGTGAAACTCTTCGATAAACCCGCGAAGGGCTGGTTGAGTTGACTGTGGATTTAAATAGTCTGCCTCATCCAGAATAAGATACTTACGTCCACCTTCGAGAGAGACAGTAGACGCAAAGTTCTTAATCTTAGTTCGCAGAACGTCAATACCAGATTCCTCAGAACCGTTGATGAACATGTAGGTAGCACCAATCTGGTCAAGCATTGCACGGGCAGCAGTTGTCTTACCCACGCCTGGACCACCTGATAAAATCAGATTGGAGATATCCTGTTTATCCACATAAGACTGTAGTTGTGTCTTGAGTGTCTTAGGTAGAATGCATTCATCAACAGTCTTCGGGCGATACTGTTCAACCCAAAGAAAGGTATCACGCACTATAAGTTGACTCCGGCTCTAGAGCGATCCAGTACTCTACACCCACTGCTGAGTTTGTGAAATGACTAATATTCTTAGATGATACTTCCACATCATAAGAACCAGACATAAGTTTTAAGTTCTCAACTTTGAACCAGAACTTGTAATCTGCATCTGTTTCATTTACATCAAGTGCAGTATCATATGCGTTTGCAGTATCATTCTTTTTGTCAGTGACCATAAGACTACCATTAGTAAGTGCCATGTCAGGTGCACCGATAACTGCTGCTGCCTTTTGGATTTCATTTAATGAATCACTTGATAGTTTAAACGTCACCTCAGTGGATGGCATATTGATTGCCTTAGATGGAGTTGTTACTACCTCTGGGTCAGAGAACCAATACTTGAGATTTTTACGAGAACCCTCTTGTGTGATTGTCACATAGTTCTCCTCAAAGTTCAACTCTGGTTCCTCAAATAAAGACAGTGCAGATAGAAACTCATTCAAGTCATAGATTGCAAAGTCTTGTGGAAACTTCTCAGAGACCTCTGCTTGTGCAACGATGTTCTTCATCGCAGACATGGTGGAGAGAGTACTCCCCGCTTTCACCATTAGGTTCTGATTAATTGTAGAGAAGTTCTTTAGGATTGATTGTGTACCTGTTGTTAACTTCATTTTTCACCTTCCAAATCATTTACGTGTAGAGCAATAATACCATAGTGAATTAACTTTAACAAGTCACTTCGGTTTTTATCTTCTTTTCTTCCGTATCGTTGTGCATACTTTAGTATGTTACCGATACAAAAACCTTCACCATGACCACCATCAATAATGAACTCAGTCGCTTGAAATTTATTCTTTGAGTAATGTTCATCATAGGTGGAGTCAATATATTTCTTTAACTCAGACAACGCTCTGTCTTCATTGTATTTGTATTTCACTTTTTTCATCATATAGTTTCAATCCTCAATGTTAACTTTTAAAAACTCCAATGCACCTTTTACATCTAGATAGTTGTACCAACCTGTGGCAATTATCTTAGTTTGTGTAGGTGACGTAACACCCCTATGTGTATGGGTGAAATCTGTGGGCCAAAGAACGGTCAAACCTTTCTTTGGTTGTATCTCTTTTTCCTGATATAAAAACTGTGTCTCTCCACCATCGTCTACATCATTAAGATAAGTCATAAAGACTAATGCTCTCTGGTGAGATTGACTCATCCCACGTTCAGAGTGCCAGTTTACAAACCCCTCGCCTGGAGCATAGTGTTGAATATTGAACGGTTCTAGAAATCCAAGAGGAGAACGAAAATGTTCATACTTCTTTTTATATTCACACAGTGCGAATTTCAGAAGTTCAAAATATCGATGTATGGTATCATCAGCGGAGTTTGGATACACAACAACATCTGTTGATGTTTTATCTCCACCATTAGATGCACCTCTCTGTTTGTACTCAGAATTACGTTCATAGTAATCTATCAAGTCATCACAGAGAGAGGTGTCATCTAACTGTAGAGTGAATATAAAATCCTCAAGCATCGACGGACGTAAAGATATCAGTTCTCACAAAACGCATTTGACCACCGACAACGATATTGTATGGAGTCTCTATTGGGGTTCCATCTTCTATTCGTTTTAATTTCTGTGACTCAACGCTCTCATGATATGATTTAATTTCAGCAGGGGTCATATTATCAATAAGTTGCTGTTGAGAATCAATGATTGCCCAATTCATCGCAAGAGATCGACGTTCACCTTCTCCGTAAAAAGGCATGACCTGATGCTTCATCCAATTAGGGAATACCAACATCACTCCCTCTTCTGGAATATAGTATCTCTCTGTTGGACAATATAGAGAGTCAATATCTTGACGTTGCCTTAGTCCCCAGAGAAGTTGAGTTGTCCCATCTGAAACACCAGAGGCACCATTCATGTATCCACTTTCACGCTCAACCTTTAGTGAGTCTGGTGTCTTCAACCAAATGAACCCAGATAGTCCACCTTGTGTGGCTGCATTGTGGTCATGCAGAGGGTTGTAATCTCCAGCATACGCATGGTTTGTCCAGATGTCTACGACTTGAGCAATCGACTTGCGTTTATATGCTTGTTGCAAAAATGCAGAACCAATTCCATTTAAGATTGTCTCAATCTCTTTACCCTGTTCAGTCTCAAGGTCAAAAGACACTTGTCGAGACCTCTCATCATTTTTTAGTTGACCAACTAAACGGTCAGCATATGAATATCCATCATCTGCTGTTTCATCAATGTAGTTGTTAATCAAGTCAACAATTTGTTCATTAAACTTCACTTGTGCAATCCAGTGACTAGGAACAGGTTCTATCTCCATATGCATCTTATCACTAAAATCATTCATCGCTTTCTCAATTCTCTCTTTCTCTTTCATTTGACGAACCACTTCGTTGCCCACCAAAATAGTCTCTTTATTACCTAAAGAGTGTTTCTGTTCTGCCTCTTCTTCAGAGTATACATCTCCCCTTTTACTCCATACAACTGGGGGTAACTCAGATTTTTCTTCTGACATATAAAATCTCCATCATTAAAAATATAGTAAACGAAAGGGGTCTAAAAGTCAAGACCCCTTTCGATACTATTGTCACATTATTTTACTTCAATGAGTCGAGGTTTCTTCTCCTCTGGGACAATGCGCTCAAGGTCAACGGAGAGCATCCCGTTTTCCATCTTTGCGCTGTTGACAACGATATCATCAGCAATGGTAAACTTCCTCACGAACTTACGGAAAGAGATACCGCGATAAATGCTTGTATCATCAGTACCAGAATCCTTTACAGAACGGATGGATAGTACACCATCGGCAACCTCAACTTCCAAGTCCTCGCGGGTGAACCCCGCTAATGCCATCTCTATGACATAGTTGTAGTCACCTTCCTTCCGAATATTATACGGGGGGTATCCCGTGGACGTGACGTTGTTATCCACATACTTTGATAGGTTGTCGAACACACGGTCGAATCCTACGGCGTAGGGGGTCAGTTGATTAAAGTTGTCGAATAGACTAAGTGCTTTGCTAGTAACCATTTTATATCTCCTTTACTAAGCAAGATTAAATTTGAAGACCCATCATTGGCATCTTCATATTATATATAGGGAGTTGAAATTGTTTTTCAACCCCCTACACATAATTTTTTTAGAAGGCATTTTCCTCAGTGCTCTCAGTATCAGTTTCTTCACTGGTCAGAACACCAGCATCAATCTTAGTGTAGAGGTCTAGGAATGATGCCTTCGTATCTTCATCAAAACGAGCGACACACAGTTCAATGGACTGCATCTTATCACCAAAAATGGCAAACGCTTTCACAATGTGATCCAAGCGGCGTGTTGAGATAACTTCATCAACACCACCATCGAAGAAGGTTTTACGAATAACCTCTGCCCAAGTGACAAGGTTCGTTGCGAACTCATCATCGACAGCACCATACTTCTTCATGGAACCGAGAACAATCTTCTTCTCGACTGCCGCAGAAGCATATGGTTGTTCCATCGTGACCGCGAACCGCTCAAGGAACGCTTCGTTGAGAATGTTGGTTCCGATAAACCGTCCATCATCTGAACCCTTACCTTTAGTGTTGGCAGTGGCAATGACGTTAAACCCATCTTTCGGGGTGACCCACTTGTTAATCTTCTTGAGGTAAACACCTTTACCTTCAAGGACAGGTTGTAAGCAGAGTAACTTGTTAGAACCAAGGTCACACTCGTCAAGGAGCAGAGTGCATCCACGTTCCATTGCTTCGATAACGGGGCCAGGCATGAACTTTGTTTCACCGTTTACCAAACGGAAACCACCAAGAAGGTCATCCTCATCAGTTTCAATAGTGATGTTGACCCGAATTAGTTCCTTGTTAAGTTTGGCGCAAACCTGTTCAACCATCAAGGTCTTGCCGTTACCCGACAGACCAGTAATGAACATAGGGTAGAACATACCAGACTTGACAACCTTCTCAATCAGTTTGAAGTTGCCCCAAGGTACAAAACCCTCAAACAAGGCGGGGACTAAATTCTGTTCATTCATGTTAGTCGCAACAAGATTGACCACAGCAGACGCATCCTCAGTTACGACAGCAGGAGCAACCGTAGGACCACCCTCAGTAGGCAACTTGTACGCATTGTAACCAACAGTGAAATTCTTACCAAACCACGTTGGGAACGGAACACCCGCTTTCTCAGCGGCTTCCGCCTTTTGTGCTTTGGTGATAATCGCACCTTCACCGAACATTTCGGAGGCGGTATCGACAAAGAGTTTCTTACGAGGTGAGAGATACATAGTCATTTCCTTCTGTCTGTTTTCTCATCATATATTAACTATACACTACGGGAGAGGATTTGTCAACCCCCCTCATGCAACTAATTTCACAAACCGATTCAGTAGGGTGCGAGACTGAACTTTACCTTTACTCATCTTACCAAATGCAGACTTGAGTTTTGCCTTAGAAGCACCGACAAGTTCATCATCAAGAGAGTCGTTTTCTACTTCAAGATTACGACCACCCTGCAACAGATAGTACTCGTCGTATCCAGTGGTATCACCAGCAACTGCAAGGTACTTTTCCTTGTTAACTTTCTTGAGAATATCTTTCATCTCATCATCATAATAAGAGATACCTAACTCATGAGCGATTGTGCGTTTGTCAATGCGACCAGTTTTACCGCTACCAGCAATGAAGAACCCAATAAGGTTCATGCCATCAACAGAGTCCTTGAGAATACGAAGAAGTTCATTCGTAACATCCCCTTTCCAACCTTTACCCATCGAATAGGTTTTATTGTTTTTAGGATTGGTGATAATTGTCTCATGGTCGCGCGACCTTAAAGGCAACATCACATCTCTCTCAGTAACCATATCATAATCGCGAATTAAAGTGTTACGATTAGAAGCACCATCAGTCAAGAAAATCGTGTTAACTTTCTGAACACCCGTATCCATCTTGAACTTAGGAAGGATATGGGTCATCGCGAGGATTGTATCATCGAGCGGAGTGCCACCGAGAGTATAGTCTTTTGAGGGTTCAATCGGAAACCCTTTAGTGTCATAGTCCCGATAGACCCAACGATTAGCAATCATCCAGAGATAGTGCATCATGCGGTTCTCTTCATCTCCAGACATATCAGAGGAAAAGAACTCTAGAAGATTAAACTTCTGATACTCAATCTCACCATACTCAACGGGTGTAGGTTGTTCTCTATGCCAACCAGCACGTTTGTAATGGTCAGAGAAAGCAAAAACCTTAAACGGAATCTGTGTCCGGCGACAGAACCAAACCAGATTGTACAACTGCGAGAGAGTACCAACCAGATTTTCGTACATAGAACCAGACCAATCAAGAACCATAACCATACCGTGGTTTGTTGCGCCAGGCAGGGTAGTTACTTTCTTGAACAGGTCATCATTAAATTTGTAGGTGTGTAATGCACCCATGTCCAGAGTGCCAGTTTTGGCAACAGCGGCACGAGCATACTGGTCAGCAGACTTTTTCATCTCAAACTCTTTGACCATATACGCAACCGTCTTCTTAGATGCAGACTTGAGTTCTATAACCTCATCGCGAGTAGAGGTAAAATAAGCATTTAAAACTTTTGACTTTTCAGCATAGTAAGAACCAAGTTCATCAAGGCAAGTCTTATACGTGATAATCGTATCTTTAGGAATAGGAGCAATCCGACCATAAGTTCGATCTATCGCGTCTGCATCACGAAGTTTATCAATCGCATTATTAGAGTCCGTATCAGTCTTGATGGGTGGACCACCGTGACCAGAACTTTGAGTGCCACCGATATCAGAGTTTACTTCGCTCTCACCACCATCGGTTTTGTCATCATCCTCATCAAGACCACTGGCATCACTAAGACCATCATCAGTGTCATCATCACCATCTTCTTTTTCACCTTCTACAGTTTCAGTTTCGCCATTATCATCACCAACGTCACTTTCACCTTCACCATCTTCACTGGTGGACTTCTCTTCCTCAGTAGGATTTTCTTCCATCCACTTCAAGATTTCCTCTGCAAGAACAAGAACGTCCTCAGTGGTTTCAAGTTCGTTGGTTTTCTTGACAAACATCTTCTCTTCATCAGAGAACGTCACACCCTTCTGCTTCTTGAAGAACAGGTTGATGCGGTCAATCAGAGAAAGTTTGGAGATATCCTCACCTTCAACATCGAAGAAGTTTTTATCACCAAGTTCTGCGTATCCACGATTGAAAACACCGACAGAGCCAGGATATTTCTTCTGGACCATCTTCTCAATACGAGCATCCTCAAGAATGTTGACAACACTTTTGTTCAACTTGCGAGAGATAACTTCTTCCATCATCGTTAACGGAGTCCAGAGTGCATGAGCAATCTCATGACACACCATCAAGTCATAGATGTTGTCTGTCATCTCCTCATCTTTCCAGATAGGAAGACCAAGTTCCCGACGCTTCACATCGAAGTAAGCGGTAGGGGTCTGCTTGTGAACTACGAAGATATCTTCTTCGGCGAGAAGTTTTGCGAGTGTTGATTTATTTTTCATCATGTTTATATGCTACCATACAAAAGAGGGTTTGTCAACAAGAATCTTCACTTAGTGAATAATTAATTCGCCAGTGATATTCGGAGTCTTTACAACGTAACCCCAGAAGAAACCCTTTGCTTCCTTGGCAGTCTC